AGACGGTTCTAAGCACGAGCGCAGGAGCGAACGTGTTCAAGTTCATTGATGTTGGAACTAAATCTGTAGAATTTGAAGCTGGAACAGCAATCAATGAACCAACAACTTACGCTGTAAGAATCGCAATCGAAGCAGCGGTGACTGATATGGTAAAGGAGGGAGCTAAGAAAAAGCTCTGGAGTTACAAGAAAAAGAAAGGGTAACAACCAATGAAACTTCCAAGTTTGGCTACGTTGTCATTCTTGGTCATGGTTGGAAATGCTAGCGCGCAGCAGAATAGTGTGTATGTGGAACAGATAGGTTCGGGATCGACGATTAATTTTACACAGACTGGCGTAGGAAATGTGATTGGTAATTCTACTACGAAAGCAGTAGTAAATGGCAACAATAATGATGTAACTGTAGATCAGATCGGTAACTCTAACATCGCTGCGCTGAATGTGCAAGGTGATAGTGCTACGATTTTATCTACAACTACTGGCGATAATAACAGCGTAACAATTAGTTGCGGCGTAGCAGGTGATTGCACAGGTTCAAACATTACGAATACTATCACAGGTGACGGAAACCAAGTTTCTACTACATCTGATGGTCTGATTGATTCAACTGTTACAATCAACTCTGATAACAATACTGTCACGATCAACAATACATCAACAGCTGTTTCTGGCGCTAAGTCTAATATCGACATTAGTTCTGGTGGCGGTAACTCTGTAACACTCACACAAGCGGGTGCTGCTGGAGCTAACGGTCATGATGCTACAATCGCTATTGTAGGTGCCACGAACACAGTCGATGTGAAGCAAGGTGGAAGCAATGACTCTAAGGTCAATGCTACAATCACTGGCTCTGGTAACGCTCTGTCTATTAAGTCCAACCTACAGTAATGCGTCGGTTGGAACTGTAACAGAGCAAACTGGACCAACTGAGATCAAACGTCAAACGAACGTGATTCCCAGCGCCAAAGATACTGGTGTTGAGATGCAGGATACTATTACGACTGCGAATGGTCGCGCTGGTATCACTTTCAAAGACGACACAAAGGTTCAAATTACAGAACATTCCAAGCTAGTCATCGACAACTTTGTTTACGATGACGCCAAGAAAACTGGCAAGCTCGGAATGAAAATGGCATTGGGGACTATTAAGTATGCTTCTGGTCAAATTGCTAAGAGCGATCCACAACAAGTTATGGTTGAAACCCCTACAGCAACTATCGGCGTTCGTGGAACAGACTTTTCAGGGACTGTGGACGAGATTGGTCGTTCTACAATTATCCTTCTACCTTCTTGCCCTGTTGGTTGGCGAAATATCGATCGCGATTGCAAAGTCGGACAAATCTCAGTCACCACCGACATGGGAACAGTCATACTCACGAAAGCATTCGAGACTGTAAACGTTCAGACGAGCATGAATGTTCCAAAGTCTAGCATCATGAATCTATCGCTAGATCAGATCAATAACTTGCTTATCGTCACGCCACCTGCTCCAAAGCAAGAAATAACAACAACGACAACAAGAGCATACAACTTTCTCGATGAAGACTTACTTGCTAAAGATCTGCTGAAATACACAGAACTTGATAGGAATATGTTGACCGAATACAACAGACTGAGCCAAAACTTTCTTGATGCAGATTTTCTATACAACTTTCTCGACGTAGCCAATTCTCAGTTGCTCACGAACGAGCTTGCTGAATACAACGCAATGCTACCTAAATATGATCCGAAGAGTGGATTAAAATACTTTGTAGAGCAAGATTCTCTTACTCTGTATCGCGAAACCGTCAATGCGTATGCCAGCGTCACTGTTAACATGTATGATAGTATGACGTTGCGCCTAACTCAAGAAGGTTTAGAAATTAAACAGATCGTCAATTCCACTGGAACTACGTCGATCACTATTAGACAGAGCAACTAACATGAAAAGACAGATACTGATTGCATTGATGTTGTTCTTTAGTAATATAGCACACAGTCAAACTGTAAACAATGCGACTGTTAATATCATTGGGAATAATCAGAATGTTATTGTTAATCAATCTGGCGTTGGTCACAACGCTAATCTTAATTTGTATGGTAATGACATACCAGTTAGTGTTACTCAGAGCGGGAATACTCCGCAGTCTTTTAGTCTTACTGTTACCTGCTACAGCAATTGCTCTAACAGTCCAACTGTGGTTAATCAATACTAATTATGGAAACACTTGGCAAATTACTAACAAGCACATGGTCAGCTGTTATCTCAGCGATAATCCTGCTGGCCGTATATGTGTGGAATCCCAGCGCAATTGAAACTTTGCAACTGAAAACGTTTGACTATCTTATCAATACTTTAGAAAAGAAACAGTCAGATGAAATCGTTCTTGTTGAGTTTGGGGAAAAGTCTGTCCAAGAATACGGACAGTGGCCGTTTGATCGTCGCGACATTGCGCAAACACTGGAGCAACTCCGCTGGGCTCAGGCTGGTGTTGTTGCTATTCCTATTCTTTTTAGTGAAAAGGATAGAGCGGGTGGTGATGCCGATCTTGCAACTTCTTTGGGTCACGGCGGTTTCGTTATATCACAGACTCCCACGGCTCAGTCTCGACCAGCAGATGCTGCTCGCAGAGGGTTTGCTAGTATCGGTAATGATCCTGCTCCATGGTTGTTTACTTGGCGCGGGGCTATCGCTCCTCTACCTAATTTGGCAGGAAATGCAGACGGCGTTGGAATTTTGGCTGCTACTCCCGAGCGCGATGGTGTTGTTCGTCGCTTGCCTTTGCTGGCTCGGATTGGGGATACACTGTATCCTTCACTTGTATTGGAAACCCTACGCACAGTTGCTGGCGACCCCTCCTACCAAATCAAAACAGGTGAAGCAGGTGTCGAAGCCGTCCGTATCCCAGCCTTCCCGACCATCAATACAGATCAAAACGGTCGCATCTGGCTCGCCTGGAACAACAAGTTCGAGCGCATCGATGCAACAGAAATTACAAAAGATAAAGTCGAAGGGAAAGTTGTTGTCTTAGGACTAACGATTGAAGGCGTCGGTGGAATTATCGGCACGCCGTTGGGTGAAAAGTGGAGCCATGAAGTTCAAGCTGCTGCATTGCAAACTTTGATAGATGGATCAAGTATAACCCGACTGCCTTTTGCGAAGACTCTTGAATTGCTCGTTCTGTCTGCAATGCTAGGATTATTGCTCTTTCTTGTGCCAAGAACATCTGTTTCATTGACAGTGCCATTATATCTAGCATTTGTTGGATTCTCCGCCTATGGTTCCTACTACATGTTCAAGGAACATATGCAGCTTTGGGACGCCAGTTATTTATTGTTATCGGGCACTTTCAGCTTTGGCCACCTGATTTACAACAACTTTGCACGAGAAAATCGTTTAAAACTCCAGATCAAAAAACAGTTCGGAACGTATCTGTCACCAGCTATGGTTGAGAAACTTCAAGAAAATCCTGATCTGTTGAAACTTGGAGGAGAAACTCGTGAACTTTCAATTATGTTTACTGATGTGCGCGGTTTCACTGCTATTAGTGAGCATTATGGACCTGACGTTCAAGGTCTTACTCAGATAATGAATCGCTATATGACAGCGATGACTAAGAGGATCCTAGAAAATAATGGAACACTCGACAAATACATCGGCGATGCGCAAATGGCTTTTTGGAACGCGCCTCTGGATGATCGTGACCACGCTAAGAACGCTGTTCGCACGGGTCTTGCAATGCTCAATGATCTCGATGCTTTCAACGCTTCTATCGCATCTGAAAACGTTCCTCCTTTTGGTATGGGTCTCGGCATCAATTCTGGTGATGTTGTCGTTGCAATATGGGTTCCGATCAAAGATTTGATTATACCTGCTTGGGGGATTCTGTTAACTTGGCTTCGCGCCTAGAAGGTCAGAGCAAACCTTATCATGTTCGTATCATTATTGGTGAGCGCACAGCTGAACTGCTTGACGGAGCGTATCCTCTAGCAGAACTTGACTGTATCGCGGTCAAAGGTAAGTCGAAAGGCGTCCGTATCTTTACGATTGTGAACGGAACAGGAATTGACAAAACCTATCTCAAATCTCATGCGGACTTCATCAAGGCATATCGTCGTCAAAATTGGGAACAAGCTCTAGTCTATATCAATGTTCTTCAAAACGCATTCAAAGGTGAACTGAACGAGTATTATGCGATGATGAAAGAACGTATTGAGGAGCTCCGTCAAGCCAATCTTCCAGCGAATTGGGATGGCGTCTACCGAGCTACAAGCAAATAATATAAATAGGCGGAAACATTCATTGGAGTTCCGCCTATGGCTATTGCATCGCGTCAAGCCTTCAAAGACTACATTTTACGCCGTTTAGGCGCTCCCGTCATCGACATCAACGTAGATGACGAGCAGGTCGAAGATCGTATCGACGACGCTTTGCTCAAGTTTCGCGACTACCATTTCGATGGTATGGAGCACGTCTACTATCCGCATCAGCTAACAGCTCAGGATATTGCAAACAAGTATATCACGCTCCCAGAAGATTTCTGTGGAGTGACTCGTGTATTCGATATCAATGATTCGTTTGGCGCTATGAACTTGTTCAATATCCGCTATCAGCTCCACCTAAACGAACTGTTCAATATCTCCAGCGTATCGGTCACTCCATACGTTGTAGCCATGCGCCACATCGAGTTCCTTGAAGAAGTGTTCGTCGGTAAGAAACCTATCCGTTACAATCGTCACATGGATAAGCTGTTCATCGACATGAAATGGGACGAAGACGTTCAAACTAATCAGTATATCATGATTGACGGTTACAAAACAGTCAATCCAGAAACATATCCAGATGTGTGGGATGATCAATGGCTCAAGAAATACGCTACAGCTCTGGTCAAAAAGCAGTGGGGCGAAAACCTCAAGAAATTTGAAGGTATGAATCTGCCTGGCGGTCTTACGTTCAACGGTCAAAAGATCTGGGATGAAGCGAACGAAGAAGTCATCAAGCTAGAAGACGAAGTTATCAACGACTACTCACTGCCAGTCACTGATATGATCGGATAACGATGGCAACGAACAAATACTTTAAATACTTTACATATGGTCGTGAGCAAGATACAGCTGAAGACTTGATCATTGAGTCTATCAAGATTCATGGTCTTGATGTAAAGTATATGCCAAGAACGATTATCGGACCCGATGCGTTGCTCGGTGAAGATCCGTTGTCTAAATTTGACGACGCGATTGATATTGAAATGTATGTCAAGAACACTCAAAACTTCGAAGGTGAAGGTGACTTCCTTTCTAAGTTCAATCTTGAGATTCGCGACTCTATGACTCTTGTCATGGCACGCAAACGCTGGGAACAGGTATCAAATGAAAAGGTTCTGACCGAAGTCGGATACAACATTCAGCTTGAAGAAGCAAACACAGGTCGTTGGGCTAATTCCGTTGCGCTGCGTCTAGAAACTGGTGGAACTGAAGGATATCAAACTTCTTCTACGCGCCCATACGAAGGTGACTTCATTTACTTCCCGCTCAATAAGAAACTATACGAAGTCAAGTTCGTCGAGCACGAGCAAGTGTTTTATCAGCACGGCAAGCTCTACACATACGAGCTGCGCTGTGAACTTGTAGACCGTATTACTGGTGTTGATCTGGCTACAGGTAACACAGAAATCGACGCTATCGAAACTCGCTACAGTCAGGATATCCTTCAGTATCAGTTTGTTTACGAAGACGGAGATATCCTACAGAACGAAGATGGCGAATATATTCTACAGGAATATAGAGTCGAAGAACAAACTAAAACAGCCAATAACGAGATTTACTTCCAGAAGTCATTCGACTATATCGACTTCAGTGAACGAAATCCATTCTCTGAAGTGGATCGCTACTAATGTTTGGATCACAGTTTTACCACCAATCGCTGCGTAGATATGTTATCATGTTTGGTAACATGTTCAACGATATCGTAGTCCGTCGTTACGATGCGAGCGGAACAAACGTTGGCGCGATTGCTGTTCCGCTTTCGTATGCGCCGAAAGAAAAGTTTTTGGCTCGTATTACTCAAGATCCTAACTTAGATCAGCAGGTTGCGATTCAGCTTCCTATCATGAGCTTTGAAATGACAACGCTCAATTATGATGGCACTAGACGTTTGAACGCACACAATCGTAACGTCAAAGTAACGACCGATGAAGATAAATTAGATTTCAACTATGCGCCAGTTCCGTATGATTTACAGTTCAATCTGTATGCTTTCGTTCGTAATGCTGACGATGGCGCACAGATTCTTGAGCAGATCGTTCCGTATTTCGGACCAGAGTGGACGAACAGCGTTCGTATCATTTCTCAAACGAGCATCACACAAGATATTCCTACGATTCTAAACACAGTTTCAATTGAAGATACATATGAAGGCGACTTTGAAACTCGTCGCGCTCTCGTTTACACATTTGATTTCACGGTCAAAGCATACTTCTACGGTCCAGTTCGCCGTCAGGGCATCATCAAACGCTCGCAGATCGATTTTGGTATCGTTACAGGAAACACTGGAAACCAGATCACACTCGAAGATGTTTCGCGCACAGGTCGTAGTTCTCGCGTAGTCATAACGCCTGGTCTATTGGCTAACGGAAGCCCAACAACGAATAGTTCAGCTTCTATTCCATATAATCAAATTGACGCAGAAGATGATTACGGATTCTGCTCTAATACTTTCTTCTATGCTGGCGATGGTCGTAAGTATAATCCAGTGACAGGACAAGACGAATGAGTGAAAAAACTAATTTTGAAGTAAGTGTTGAGCAAGCTCTTGGGCTACCAGAGTCAACTCCACCTATGGTTCAAAAGACACAAGCAGTAGAGGTTGTTCATGCTGAATCCGCTGATACAAACATTGATGACGATTTCGCAACTGCTCGTCGTAACTTGCACAAGATTATTCACCAAGGCAATGATGCGTTGGAAGAAGCACTACTTGTCGCCAAAACATCAGAACATCCACGAGCATTCGAAGTTGTTGGTGGTCTCATCAAGACATTGGTAGACGCCAATAAAGATCTACTGGACATTCAAAAGAAACTCAAAGATCTTAAGAAGTTTGATGATCCAAAAGAAGCTTCTGCTCCTGTTCAAGCTCAGAATGCTATTTTCGTGGGAAGCGCAGCAGAGCTGCAAGCATTAGTCAATGGTAGGAAGTGATGGCTGTAAAAACATATCTTGGCAACCCTAATCTAAAAGCAGCTGGTGTAGTTCATCCATATACTAAAGAAGAAGTTGAAGAGTATATGAAATGTGCCAAAGATGTAGAATACTTTGCGCGCAACTATATCAAGATCGTCAACGTTGACCAAGGTCTTATTCCATTCCGTATGTGGGACTTCCAAGCGAAGATGCTGCATACGTTTGCAAACAATCGTTTCTCTATCTGTAAGCTGCCGCGTCAGGTTGGTAAGTCGACAACATCA